GAGAAAATCTCACAAAAGTTTGATGTTGGATCTCTGATGCTTGGCCAAGAACCATCGGCCAAAACGATGAAGCAGCTGTTCAAAGCATTCCTCAGGTGCGTGCGTTGTGGTTTGGATACTGATTTACAATCATATCAATACCCGATTTGCATGCGTCATGATGTTACGTCACTGTACTCAGAAGTTATGGTGACGTTCACAGCAGAGAAGACTTACTACCGTGCGAACGTGCGCGATAACCAAGACTACCTGGACAAGTTTTACGACGGAGTGGTGAAGGGCGGTATCATAACCATCTACATCAGTGCTGGAGACGCAGCACACTATCGTCGCTTGAATGGACCACTGCTCCAATACATGATCATCACGCCACGAACACTCGCACGAAGACCGCTCAATTACGGCAACGTGAAGTACATCAGAAAGTTGCAGGCGGTCGCTCGATCGTACGCTCGGCAGATGCCGGGCATGACCGAAGAGGAGTGTATCCAGTTGAACAAAGGTGTCACTTTCGCCACCCACCGTGTCGGGTACCATAACAACGCGATCATTAGAACGCAGCGATTTGATAAGTCCGAGCAGAATGGCGAGGCGCACATTGAGCAACACGGTGAAGCCCATGGGGTTTTCGATTCTGTAGCTCAATGTGTGGGTGATCCCGGTGTTCAGCGATGGCTAATGCTGGGTGCCTGCACAACTGTTGCAGCGGCCCTGGTGGTGCCCCGTATGGTTGAAGCGTACAGACTTGTTGGCAGAGCCGTGAATCACCTCGAAGGAGTCAATTCCATTGCTTGTGTTTTGCAGACGGCCGGCGAGAGCTTCCAGAGCATCGCGACGACTTTGTTTAAAAAACTGAAGGAAGCGATAGCGGCGGCATCGAACAACAAGACTAACCTGTTGCAAGTTGTGACGGCGTTTGGTTTGCTTGCAGCGAGTATGATGCCCATGCCGGGCGCAAAGGAGCTCAAATTGGCGTTTTGCATACTGGCGGCTGCGATTATTTTGGCATTCCCTACCGAATACACAATAATCCTGGCCGGCTGTGGAATTTTCGCACATTTGGCTGTTAAGACGATTCGAGGCATCTACGACATGATTGTCGGAAAGCAGAGCAACGACGGAGTTGCCCATGCTAGCTTCGAGGATCTCGTCAAGGACGACACAACCGGCGACGATGCAGAGCCCAGAACATTTGAGACTGTGCTGACTGTCATGACCCCCGTGCTGATCGCGGTGGTCTGTTGGTCGCTCGGCG